TTGAGAAGCGTAGGTCATTCCCCTAGTCCTTTTCTGGCCGGGCACCATCGCCCTGACAGGATGGAGAATAGGACAATCTGGCCGGTGCGTCAACGGGAAAATGCGGATGGTATGATTTCCCATGGCTGACGATGGACCAAACCGGCCCCGAGGTGGCCAAACGGTTTATACCCGTGAAATAGCGGATGAGATTTGCCGCCGTCTTGCCGAGGGCGAGGCACTCGACACAATCTGCGCAACGCCAGGAATGCCAGGCGCCGCAACCGTGCGTGCGTGGGTGGTGAAAGACTGGCATGGATTTGCGGCGGAATACGCGCATGCGCGCGAAGCCCAGGCTCACAAATGGGCCGATGAAATTTTGCGGATTGCGGACGATGGCACGAACGATACATACGTGACTGACGACGGGCGCGAGATGGTCAATCAGGACGTTGTGCAGCGGTCGCGTCTCCGAGTGGACAGTCGCAAGTGGTTGCTGTCGAAAATCCTCCCGAAGCAATTCGGGGAAAAGCTGGACCTGACGCACAGTGGAACCGTCAACCTCGCCAATCAGACCGATACAGAACTACAGGCTAAGCTCGCTCAACTCCTCGCAGTTGCGGGAGGCGGTGGCAATCCTGACGGAACTGCAACGCCGGAAGGCGAGGCGCAGGATTGACACGTATTACCCGGACACTGGCCCGCTGCGGCGGGAGCTGTATCCGAGGCATCTGCGGTTCTTTGCTGGGGGGGCTGAGCATCGCGAACGGTTGTTTCTGGCAGCAAACCGCGTGGGTAAAACCGAGGGCGTGGGGGCATACGAGACCACGTTGCACCTCACTGGCCAGTATCCCCACTGGTGGACCGGCTGGCGGTCTGAGAAGCCCGTGCGCTGGTGGGCAGCGGGCAAAACGAACGAGACGACGCGCGATATTGTGCAGGCGAAGTTACTCGGCCCGGTCGCGTGGGTGGACGGGCGCAAACAGTTTGCCGGGACTGGCATGGTTCCTGGCGATGCAATCGGAGGCATCACATGGAAAGCGGGGCTGACGGACCTGGCCGACACGGTGACGGTGAAGCATGTCTCGGGTGGAATGTCCTATCTGGGTATCAAGTCATACCAGCAGGGCCGTGGGGTATTCGAGGGCACGGAACAGGATGGCGTGTGGTTGGACGAGGAGCCGCCGCTAGATGTGTATTCGGAGTGCCTGATCCGGACCATGACCACGGATGGTCGGGTGCTGCTAACGTTCACGCCATTGGAGGGAATGAGCGAGGTGGTGATGAACTTCCTAGAGGACGGGCGGATGCCGAGCGAGTAGCGCGGGAGTGGTGGGACATGCTGCGCCGTGTCTAAGCTAGTTGTGACCGCATCATGGGATGATGTGCCGCACCTAACCGAAGCGCAGAAGTCCGAGCTGTGGGAAGCCATTCCGCCCTACCAGCGTGATGCGCGATCCAAGGGAATTCCGCAGCTTGGCAGCGGCGCCATCTATCCGGTGCCTGAGACGGACCTACTAGAGGAACCTATGGACGTGCCTGCCTGGTGGCCGCGTAGCTACGGCATGGACGTGGGCTGGAACATGACGGCGGTCGTGTGGGGTGCGCGTGATCCTGAGACGGACACGCTGCACCTCTACGCCGAGTATGGCCGATCGCAGGCCGAGCCAGCGTCGCACGCGGCGGCGATCAGGGCGCGGGGAGATTGGATGCTGGGCACGATCGACCCGGCCTCACGCGGTCGCCAGCAGGCCGACGGCGCGCAATTGCTCGGGATGTATCGTGATCTCGGCCTGAACCTCACGCCGGCAGACAACGGAGTGGAAAGCGGGCTGTTCGCGGTTTACCAGCGGATGACCACCGGGCGGCTAAAAATCTCCCGCGCTTGCACCGGCATCCTGGCAGAGTTTCGCCTGTATCGCCGGGACGAGAAAGGCAACGTGGTCAAGAAGATGGACCATTTCATGGACGCCATGCGCTACCTTGTCGTGTCCGGCGTGCAACTCGGGCAGCCTGCGCCGGATTATCTGGACCGGCTTGGACACGGCACGGCCAAAATGACCAGCGACTATAACCCGTGGGGATGAACCATGCAGATTGAGGGCGAGGCCGGGGCATACGATGCGCTGATGGGCAACCTGCGGCAGGCCGAGGAAGCCGCGCGGGCCGGCTCGCAGAGGGCTATGCAGATGCGCTTGCATGACGCAATCGAGGCCGCAACCGAGATTGGCCTGCGCCTCTCGGATGGGCGCTGGTCGAACGCTGCCATCATCTTGGACCGGGCGCGGGACCAGATCGTGAAGTGCAATCCGAACAAGTTCAGGTCGATGGAATTGCGGCGCCAGGTGGGCGATCGGCTGGCGGAAATCCGCACAACACTGGCAATTCTGCGTCATGGGCGCGTGAACAACTAGGTATGGTTGCAATCCGTCTGCGACTTGCCTATACCGTGTGAAGGCAGTTTTTTAGACGAGGTGTTATGTCTCCGTCTGTCTCCACCCCGAAGCCGACGCCACCTCCTCCTCCGTTGCCTCCGCCGCAGCAGGTCGCGGACCCTGGCGTGTTCAACTCGTATCAGGCGTCCATGGGCGGCGTGCGCGGGCTGTCCTCCACGATCTTGACCGGCCAGGGTCTGACGCAGGTTGCTGGCCAGGGCTATGACAAGAAGATGCTAGGCGGCTAGTGTTCGGCACTCCGGAACAGCGCATTGACCTGCGCACCTGGACCGACCCGATGCTGGAAAGCCTGCGCCAGGAGCGGTTCTCGTGGTGGGAGCATTGGCACGAGTTGGCCAACCTGTTTTTGCCGCGCCGGTATCAGTGGCTGATCACGCCGAACCGGGCGAACCGTGGCACGCCTATCAACACCGCGATCCTGAACAACACGCCTATCATGGCTGTCAGGACATGCGCATCTGGGGTGTTTGCCGGGACCAGTGGGCCGACGCGCCCATGGTTCCGGTTGACGATCCCCGGCTTCGACGTGGACAGGAACGATGCCGTCAAGACGTGGCTGGATGAGGCAGGCCGGCGCGTGATGCGCGTGTTCCAAGAGAGCAACTATTACCAGGCCAAGGCGACGCAGATACTTGACCTCGTGGTATTCGGCACGGCGCCGATGATCATCTACGAGGATTACGACGACATCATCCGGTGCTTCAATCCATGCGCCGGGGAATATTTTGTCGGACTTTCACCGCGCCTTTCGCCTGATCGGCTGTATCGTGAGTTCACCTACACGGTGCAACAGACCGTTTCCGAGTTCGGGGAGGAGAACTGTTCCCCGACTGTCCAAAGCCTCTACAAGAGCGCGCAGGGTGGCCAGAACAAGGAAATAGTCGTTTGCCACGCGATTGAGCCAAACGGGAACGAGGGCAGCAACATCGTGCCAAAGCGGTTCCCGTGGCGCGAGGTGTATTGGGAAAAGGGGCAGCCGCGCGAGATGGTGTTGCGCGTGCGGGGGTTTTTCGAACAGCCGTTCTCCGCGCCGCGATGGGACGTGGTGAGCAATGACGCTTATGGCCGGTCCCCGACGATGGACGCGCTGGGCGACGTGAAGCAGCTAAACCAGATGCTCAAGCGCCAGGCGCAGGGCATCGATAAGATGGTCAATCCGCCGCTCAAGGCGAGCGTGTCCATGAAGAACAGGCCGGCGTCGTCTCTGCCGGGCGCCGTGACCTACGTTGACCAGATGGGTAATGGCGAGGGTATGGCGCCGATCTACGAGGTTCAGCCGCGCCTGAACGAGTTGTCCCAGACCATCGAGATTGTGAAGCAGGACATTCGTTCGACGCTGTTCAATGACCTGTTCATGATGATCAGCCAGTTGGACACGGTGCGGACTGCGACCGAGATTGATGCGCGACGCGAGGAAAAACTGGTGCTACTCGGCCCGGTGCTTGAACGGTTGCAGGGCGAGGGCGCATCCAAAGATATTGACCGGACGTTGCGCATCATGGGCCGGCTTGGCCTGTTGCCTCCCGCACCGCCTGAAATCCAGGGGCAGCACATCGAGGTCAACTACGTGTCTATGCTGGCCGTGGCGCAGCGGGCGGCGTCCACGGCGGCGATCGAGCGCGTGTTGGCTTTGGTGGGCAATCTCGCGGCAGTGGACCCGTCTGTCACGGATGTGGTGGACTTTGACCAAGCCGTTGAGGTTTACGCTGACGCGCTGGATGCGTCGCCCAAAATCATCCGCGCGGCGATGCAGGTGCAGCAGATGCGCCAGCAGCGGGCGCAGCAGCAGCAGCAGCAGCAGATGGGCCAGGTCGCCATGTCTGCCGTCCAAGGCGGCAAGGTGCTGTCTGAGACGGACGTGGGTGGCGGCATTAACGCATTGCAGGCCATGCTGGGCAACACGGGGCAGGGAGGCATGGCGGCATGATCGGCTTCCTGATCACCCGTGACGGCAAATTCCTGTCCCCGCATGGTTACGTGGTGCGGCCTGAAAACGCGCAGGTGTTTCGGTCCCGCGAGGATGCGCAGGCCGCGATCGGGCAGCTTGGTCGGGTAGCTCTGGGTGGCGAGGTGATCGAGAAGCGCATTCCGGATGCTGGCGTGGGCCATGATGTGGCCGAGGTTGAGTATGATCCGTGGGGGTTGGGCAGATGAGCGACGCGCCCATCCCGGCCCCTGGCGAGGAAGGCTACGATGCTGGCGACCCGAACCACGTCAAGCGGGCGCGGAATGATGCGCGGCGGCGCGAGAAGGACGACGCGGCGGTTGTGGCCGCGCTGATGGAGAATGGCCAGGGCCGCGCGTGGCTTTGGGGTTTGCTTGGTTTTTGTGGCATATACCAAAGTCCATTCAGCCTGAATGAGATGCAGATGGCCTATGCCGCTGGAAAAGGAGACGTAGGGCGCAAGCTGTTGGCCGACATTGTGCAGCACGCGCCGGACCAATACGTGATGATGATCAAGGAGCATCAGCGAAAATGAGTGAAACAGCATCGGCGGCAGCCCCATCTGCCGTTGATGCTCCTGTCCAGTCGCCTGCACCGGAGACACTCCAGGCCCCGACGCAGACGAGTGGACAGGAGCAACAGACACAAGAGGGGCTGAAGGTTTCCGAAGGCGCGTCCGCTTTGACGGATGGCGTTGGCGCCGAACCCGCGCAGGAAACCGCGCCCGAGGAAAAGCCGGCGGAGGAAGCGCCGGCAGGTGAACCGGAGCCGTTGAAGTATGAAGACTTCAAGCTCCCCGAAGGTCTCGCGAAAGACGACAAGTTGCTGACTGCGTTCATTGAGAACGCGGCCAAGCACCACGTCTCGCAGGACGCGGCACAAGCCGTGATTGATGCTATCGCTCCACAGGTATCCGAGGCTTTGTCAGCCCCATACAAGGAGTGGGAAGCACGCCAGACTGCATGGCTGGATGAGATCAACAAGGACCCGGAAATCGGGGGCGCCAAGTTGAAGCCCGTCCAGGCACAGATTGGCAAACTGCTGGTAGACACCGCACTGATTGATCCTGGCTTTCAACAGGCCATGATCGAAACTGGCGCGGGCAATCATCCGGCAGTCGTGCGGACATTCGCCAAGCTCGCGGCGGCATACACCGAGGGGCGTCCCTCCCCGGTTGGCCGGCCTGCGGAACAGCCGCGAACGCTCGCGCAGAAACTTTATCCCAATCTCCCTCCGAGGTAAAAAATGGCAACCCTTGCGACATATTCGGCCACCTATGCCGACTGGGCGCGCTCCCGCGACCCTGACGGCTCCACTGCGGACATCATCGAAATCCTGTCCCAGACAAACCAGATGCTCATGGACATGCTCGTGATCGAGGGCAACTTGCCCACCGGTCACCAGCACACCATCCGCACCGGCCTGCCTTCCGCGACCTGGCGCCAGTTCAATGCCGGCGTGCAGCCCACGAAATCCACCACGGCGCAGATCACCGATACCTGCGGCATGCTGGAAACCTACAGCGACGTGGACAAGGCAATCGCGGACCTGAACGGCAACACGGCGGAATGGCGCCTCCAGGAAGACATGGCCTTCATGGAAGGCATGAACCAGCAGATGGCGAGCGCGTATATCTACTCCAACTCGCTTTCCACCCCGAACCAGATCATGGGGTTGACGCCGCGCTTCAACACGACCAGCACCAGCACCGCGCAGTCCGCGAACAACGTGATCAACGCGGGCGGCACGGGTTCCACCAATACATCCATCTGGGTAGTGGTCTGGGGGCCGCGCAAGACGCATGGCGTGATCCCGAAGGGCAGCAACACCGCCGGGCTGGTGTCGCAGGACCTGGGCGAGCAGACGCTCTACCAGACCGTATCGGCAACCGCTGGCGCCACGATGCTTCAGGTCTACCGCCGCCACTACAAGTGGGTCACCGGCCTGTCTGTCGCTGACTGGCGCTATGTCGTTCGCATCTGCAACATCGACGTGACGCAGTTGCTGACCGGGAACGCGCCGAACCTGTTCAATGCGCTGATCCGCGCCGTGAACAAGTTGCCTACCGCGCCGTCCAGCGCCAGCAACGTGCAACAGACCGATGCGCCGCGCGGTGATGTGATGGGACAGACCACGATCTACTGCAACCGCGTCATCAATACGTATTTGCACATCCAGGCGGCGAACAAGGCGAACGCCTTCCTGACGATGCGCGAATACGCGGGCATGCCGATCCCGTCTTTCCTGGGCATTCCCATCCGCACGATGGACGCGCTGCTCAACACCGAAACCGCCGTAAGCTAAGGAGACACAGACATGGGCATGATTGACGCATATCTCGCGTTCTCTGACGGCCAGGCGCTCACTGCGTCGGCGGCGTCCACGAACGTGATTGACCTGAAGGCCGAGCGTGACATCGGCATCGGGTCGAGCGAACTGACGGTGATGCTGATCACCACGACGGCATGGACTTCGGGTGGTTCCACAACGCTGGATATCGCGTTGCAGGTGGCGCCGGACAGTTCCGGGTCGCCGGGTTCCTACATCACCATTGCGCAGTCCCAGCAGTGCGCCATCGCGAACTTCGCGGCGGTGGGCACGAAGATTGCGGAAATCCGCATCCCAGCCACGATTCCGCAGATTGACGGCAACATCTGCCGTTTCATGCGGCTCAACTACGTGGTGGGCACGTCCAACTTCACCGCCGGAGCGATCGGTGCATACATCGTCGGGGGTGGGCACGATAACCAAGTCTACTACCCGCCGGGTGTGACGGTCGCGAACTGAGGAGGGCGCAATGGCTGTTGACGTTTATCGCACCAACCAGACAGGCTCTCCTGTCATTGGCACGGCACGGGCGGCAACGTCCGTGTCAACCGAGGGTGTCCGCGCGACGTATTGCTATGCGTCGCAGGCAAACACTCCGGCGGCAACCCCCACGGACATCTTCAAGATCGCCGGCAGCGCCACCAAGACAATCCGCATCACGCGCATTGCCGTTGGTGGTGTCGCCGGCACGGCGGGGTATCTGAAAATCGCTCTTGTGCGCCGCAGCACGGCGGGGAGCGGTGGCACTGCCACCAATCCCACCGCGTTGAAGCACGACACGAACGATCCTGCCGCCACTGCCACACTGACGCTTTACACCGCAAACCCGACTGTCGGGACTGCCGTGGGCACCCTGCACAACGGGCGCGTGTTCCTGCCGCTGACGACCGCAACAGGTTCACAGCCTCTCGTGTGGGATTTCACGGCACGCAACGAGGAAGGGATCGTGCTGCGCGGGACGACTGACATCCTGTGCATCAACGGCGTCGGCGACACGGTGCCGGCCAGCGGCGTGCTGGACCTTGACGTAACCTGGATTGAGGAATGATCCAATGGCGACTTACCGTCTGACCGAGAAAGCCTGCATCATTGATCAGGTCTACGAGGAAGGCACGGTGATCGGGGAGGGGACTGCGGTCCCCTTCACCGGCATCCCCGGCCCTCACATGGAACCGCTCGATGATGATGCCAAGAAGCGCATCAAGGCCGCGCAGGAACGTGCCGCCCAGCGTGGGCACGCATGGTCCTTGAACATAATGAATGACGTGCCGATCGAGCGCGTTGACAACGCGGGGATCTGATAGATGACAGTCACAGTCCCGGCGGCGGGTGGTATCGTCGTATCCGGTGATCTGGCCGCGACCGGGAACAGTGACAGCGCGGTATTCGCCGGCCATTTCAACGTCACGCTGACAGGCACATGGACCGGCACGGCGTTGCTGCAACGCTCGTTCGACACAGGTTCTACGTGGTCAACCGCATCGGTGGACGGCGCGGGCACGAACGCCAGCTACACGGGAAACGTCAGTGTGGTGGCGTTCGAACCTGAGCGGAACGTCTTGTATCGGATCAACTTTACACGCAGCAGCGGCACGTTGACTGTCCGGCTGTCGCAGTCTGCGGACGTTCGCTGGTCATCTGGTGCGGGGACATTGTGATGGTGTGCGGCATAACCCGTAAGCCCCAGTCTTGCTCCAAGAAGGGGCAGATGCGGTGAATATGAAGCTGTGGCATCGCAAGCCGCCGCCTCCGAAGCAGGAGGACGTGGCGGTAGGGGCAATCCGCGCGTTGCCCATTACGATCAATCCAAGCGAGCAGGAAAAGATTGACCATGCCATGTATCGTCTGGACGCGATGGCCAGGCATGTCGAACAGCGGGCAAATGTCTCGCAACAGCGTCTATCCGAGTTTCGGCGCGAGGCGCGGGTGCATATCGCCAATCTGCTGTTTGTCGAGAAGCTCACCGAGGACCAGGCCAAGGATTGGGCGCGGAGGCTTGATCTGTAATGGCAGTCACGACCTACATCCCGGCCAAGCTGGCGCTGTCGCAGGTTGACGGCAGCGGAGTTGTGGACTTCGACACGGACACGTTCATCTGCGGGATTGTGCAAATTGGCAGCGGCAGGCCGTCTACGTCTAAGACGGGCGTGCAGTATGTGTCAGACATCACCGCGACCAATACGGAGGTCAGTGGCACGGGGTATTCCCGGCAGACGTTGACGAGCGTGACGGTGGCGTTTGATGGCACGGCGACCAATGCCGTGGACTGGTCATTCGGTAATATCACGTTCTCACAGAACGCGGCGGGGTTCACCAACGGGCGATACATTTTCATCGCCAAGGACGGCGCGAGCGATGCGGCTCGGCGGGTGATCAACGTGATTGATCCCGGCGCCACGCTGTCCGCGCAGACGGGAGATATTGTCATCCAGTCGCCCACGGGCGGCGTGATCCAGTGGACGGTGCCATGAGCATTAACTATGCCGCCCTAAAGATCGAGATCGCCAAGCCGGCCTATAACGGCATGTCCGATGCCACGATCGCGGCCACGATCAATGCGCAGACCGTGCCAGGGTTTCGTTCGTTCCAACCCACAGCAGCGCGCCTGGTGCTGATGCTGTCTGCGTCCAACGATTGGGGATGGCTGAGTGGCGTGGCGGATGGGTCTATCACCAGCGCCAATGCCAGCGGCGGAGGTGCGGTTGCGGTGAACGCCGCGACTAGGCGCGTCGCGACAACCGTGCGTGATCTGTTTTCTATGCCCCTGCCGGTGGACATCACCGACAGTGGAAAGGCAACGCTGGTCAACTCCGCACTAACGGCACTCGTGAATGCGAATATCATCGTGGCGGCGACGCAGACAGCATTGCAGGCGCTTCCTGCGGTGACCAATGCCGGATGGGCGCAATTTGGCGAGCGGTCGCTTGATTACAACGATATTGCGATTGCGAGGGCTTCGTAATGGCCGTCACGATCACCTACGGCACCAGCACCGCTATCACCTGCACGCTGGCATCCCTGGCATCATCCGCCACGGCTGGCCGAAGCTGCGCGGCGATCGACAATACAAGCGACAAGTTTGTGGACGCGATGCTCTACATTGCAGTCAAGACTTCCGCTTCCGCGCTGGCGAACGACAAGGCGTGTTATGTCTATCTGTATGGTTCAGAGGATGGCACCAATTACAACGGGTCATCCGCCGAGGCAGAGGGCACGAACGCGGCGGTGACGCTCGACAGCCCGACAAACCTGAAGGGGCCATACATCATTGCGTGTCCTGCCAGCAGCGTGACTTACAAGCTGGTGATCGGATCGGTTGCGGCGGCGTTCGGTGGCGTGATGCCGCGCAAATGGGGCTTTGTGCTTCAGAACTACACCGGGCAGAACCTTGATAGCACGGAGGGCAATCACACCAAGACTTACACGGGCATCACGTATTAGGGGTGTGATGTGTCGGTCAATCGCCAGCCGGGGACGTATTTCGGCCCGGTAGGGCAAATCGACGTAACCGATCCGCTTGCGCGGGGACTTGTCGGTTGGTGGCCGATGACGGACGTTGCCACCAAAACGATTATTGACATATCCGGTCGCGGCAACCACTGCATCATGCAGACCGGAACAGCGGTCGCGGTTGGCACTCCGTGGGGGCATGGCGTCAACTTTGGCGCAACCGCCAATTCATTTGGGTATGCCTCTGCCATCCCCGGCATGGGCAGCAGCCCATATACCATGTCCATTTGGGCGCGGAACATAAGCCAAGGCACAAGCCTGATTATGTTCGCGTTCAACAGCAACCAATATATGGGCAACATATTTGGTGGCGCTGGGAATAATAATTGGGGTTGTGCTTATGCCAACGGCTATGCGCAGGATTCAGGCGTTACGTCGCTGGATCAAGAATGGCATCACGTTGTCACAACTGTCGATGGTTCGACCGGAAGTATTTACGTTGACGGGCTGTTGCGTGCGTCGAAAGCGGTCGGTCTGAGTGACGGCAACAGTAACGTAATTATTGGCGGTTGGCTGACGGGCGGATTTAACGCCTGGAATGGCGGATTGCGGGATGCGCGGATTTACAATCGCGCGCTGCGGGCCGGCGAGGTCATGGCGCTGTATCAGCAGCCATCCCGCCCGATGGTGCAGCCGCGCTTGTTCATGTTCAGCGGGTCCGTATCCGCTACGCTGACGGGCGAGGCTGCGACATACACGCCGGGCACTCTAACGCCGGCCAGAACGGCGGCGCTGACGGGGGCCGAGGCTACCTACAGCGCCGGCACGCCTACCGCTGCCGTGTCTGTGGCATTGACTGGCGAGGTTGCCACCTACTCCGCCGGCACGATCACGCCGCCGCAGCCGGCCACGGTCGCGCTGACTGGCGAGGCTGCCACGTATCAGGCTGGCACACTGACGGCGCAGGTATCGTCTGGCATTGACCCGTTCGCGGCGGACGAATACCGCAAGAGCCTGCGCAACCTGGCCAAGATTGCCGAGGAACGCCGCCGGGCGAAGGTCGAGGAGGCCCGCGAGATACGTCAGGAAATCCTGGCGGCGCTGGGCGAGGCCAAGCCGCTGGACGGGACGGAGATAAAATCAGCCGTCCGCGCCGTGGCGTCTGCTGTGCCGGGGCGTGACCCGGAAAAGGTGACAGAGGCGCAGTTGTCCCGCGTGACGGATTGGGCGCCGATCTACGAGGCCGTCGCTGATCTGCGGCGCGCCATCGAATACGAGCGCATGCTTGAACAGGATGACGAGGAGGTTTTGCTGCTCATATGACCAAATACGTTTGGCATGATGGTGAATGGCGCGTTGCGGTGCGCGTGTCTCGCGCGCCTGTGTTCCCCGGCATCATCCGCGATCATATGGAACCGCTGGTAAATTACGCGGACGGCAAGATTTACGACAGCAAAAGCGCATTTCGCCGCGTGACAGCGGAGCATGGGCTGGTGGAGATGGGCAACGACGCGCCCATGACGCAGCCTGAATACAAGCCGGAAGGTGTCAAGGAAGACATCATCCAGTC